AGGTGTGTAATGCTTTGTGACTTTGTTCTGGTGGTCGCGTTAGCGGCTGCCCTTTTCATTATACTTTCAGAAATCAAGGAGTGAACGATGAGCGACTACAACTGGACGTGTCCGGGCTGCAGTGAGGCCGTACACTGGAACGACGAAGCATACTATTCCGAGACGCTAGACGATAACGTCTGCGCGGAATGTCACACAACAGAACAGGAGGAGGGTAAATAATGGCTGCATTGAAAGGTTTGAGCAAGCAAGAGATTAAAAGCAAGTTAGCGGAAGATGTCCTCATTTTCCTAGACAATGGCGGCACAATCGAGCAAGTACCGTATGATGACCGCGCCGAGAAAGCTGCACGGGTAGGCCGTGGCTTGCCGATGGGTAGCTACATTGAGATTGAGCAGGCCGACGGATTTAGCCTACTGGACACCCTCCCCGACCACCTGACGGACTTCAACAACCACTGGGGTGAGTTCGTGCAAGTTGAGTGTGACGTTGACGAGGCGGGTGTGCCGCTTACGGTCGCCGAGCGTGACGCTGCCGAAGCATCTCGTGAATACTACCAAGACTCGGGCGACGCTATGGACAGCGACGAGTTTTTCTGATACCATGGAACGCCCGCGGAGGGAAATTATGAGCAATTTTACCCAAACCGGCCTCCCGTGTGATGACTGCGGAAGCAGCGACGCCCTCGCTATCAACACGGACGGCTGGTCCACTTGTTTCAGCTGTGATGTACGTAAACCGCCGCAAGGCAACCGCCAACTAACATTCCGAAGGGAGGCACGACCTATCCAAACCCCAGACCTGTACCGCTACGTCCAGCAATGGGCCACAGCACAGCCGCAGTCTATCCCTGACCGTTGCATCTCCGCCGCTGCCGTTAAGCACTACGGCGTAGTGGTACAGGGAGACGGCACCCATCTCTACCCCTACTTCAAGGAGGACCATCACGAACCTGCAGGGTTCAAGATACGAGGACCCAACAAGGCATTCCGTGCTGTCGGTGACACAAAGGACACCGGCCTGTTCGGTCAACACAAGTACGGCAACCACCAACGTAACCGCATTGTAGTCACCGAAGGTGAGCTTGATACGATGGCAGCATGGCAGATACTGCAGGGCAAGGTACCTGTCGTGTCACTGCGTAGCGGTGCGTCAGGTGCAGGCCGGGACTTCAAAGCTAGCTACGAATTCCTAGACGGCTTCGAGGAAATCATACTGTGCTTCGATGCAGATGAGGCGGGCAAGGCAGCGGTTGAGAAGGCAGCCGACGTGTTCGCCGGTAAGCTGCGGGTCATGAAACTGGACCCCAAGCAAGGCAAGGACGCCAACGACTACCTGAAGGCTGGCTTGACTAAAGAGTTTTCGGACCTGTACTGGTCGGCCTCACAGTATACCCCGAAGGGTGTGCTGTCTGTCGATGAGTTATGGGCACGGCTCAACACTGACAAGCCCGCTGCACTAGGCGACTGGCCTTGGCAGAAGCTAAACGACTTGACCTTCGGGTTCCGACCCACCGAGTTGGTCACCATCACGGCAGGCTCTGGTCTAGGTAAGTCATCTATCCTGCGTGAGCTTGTCATGCACATACGGCAGACCACGGACAATAAGATAGGCTGCCTGTTCATGGAGGAATCGGTCGAGCGTACGGCTGAGGGCTTCATGGGCGTGGACCTATCCACCCCTGTGCATCTGCCTACCAGCAGCGTGAAACGCGGAGACGAGGCCTATCGTGCGTCGTTCGAGCGTGTGTTCGGTGACGGTCAGCTAATGATTATGGACGCGTCGTTCGACACTGGCGCTACCGTTGACCAAGTGGTGGCTCGTGTGCGCTTCTTGGCTAAGGCCCTCGACTGCAAGGTGGTGGTGCTTGACCATATCAGCATATTGGTCAGTGCCGGTCAGCACGGTGACGAACGTCGAGCACTCGATGAAATCATGACCAAGCTACGTACCTTAACGCAAGACACCGGCATCGTGCTGTTCGCTGTCTCGCACCTCAAGCGCCCCGAAGGTAAGGGCCACGAGGAAGGCGCGGCTACTAGCTTGTCACAGCTACGCGGCAGCGCGGCCATCGCCCAACTGTCAGACTTTGTCATCGGCCTTGAGCGTAACGGGCAAGCTGACAATTTAATCGAACGTAACACTACCAGCGTACGTGTCCTGAAAAACCGGTTCAGTGGTATCACCGGCCCCGCTGGGCACCTACTATACGACAACGCCACCGGCAGGCTGTCCGAGTACGAGCCGGTGGAAGCAGAGGAGGAAGCACTATGACCGTACCAAGTCCATGCACCCAGCGGTGCCGAGCAGTCGATGGCTTCTGCCTGTACTGCTACCGCTCGCTGGCTGAGATTAAGCAATGGTCGCACATGAATGACCGCGACAAAAACAAAGTGCTAGAGCTTTGTGAAGAAAGAAAGAAAACCCGTAACCAACCATTTGTATAGGAGTACCACCCTTGAATGATTATCAAAATCTAATTGCACTATCCCGTTATGCCCGATGGCGTGAAGCAGACCAGCGCCGTGAGTTCTGGGACGAAACCGCAGCACGTTATGTGTACTACTGGGCAGATAAGGGCCTAATCAGCGCAGACGTAGCCCGCCAGCTACAGCAAGCCATCACCAACCTAGACGTGATGCCTAGCATGCGGGCCTTGTGGACTGCAGGACCGGCGCTAGACCGTGACCACGTAGCGGGTTACAACTGCGCCTTCCTATCCGTTGACCACCCTCGTGCTTTCGATGAGGCGCTATACGTCCTATGCTGCGGCACTGGGCTGGGCTTTAGTGTCGAGCGCCAAGAGGTAAGCAAGCTACCCGAGGTGGCTGAGGAGTTCCACGACACAGAAACCACCATCGTCGTAGCCGACAGCAAGATTGGGTGGGCCAAGGCGTTCCGTCAGTTGATTGCCATGCTGTATGCTGGCGAGGTGCCCAAGGTTGACTACTCTCATGTCCGGCCTGCCGGTGAGCGCCTCAAGGTATTCGGAGGGCGAGCGTCAGGACCGCAGCCCCTCATGGACTTGTTCGAGTTCGCTGTCCGTACCTTCAAGGGTGCAGCCGGTCGCAAGCTGAACAGCATAGAATGCCACGACCTAATGTGTAAGGTAGGTGAAATTGTGGTGGTCGGTGGAGTACGTCGAAGCGCAATGATTAGTCTGTCCAACGTGTCCGACGACCGCATGCGTAAGGCTAAGTCAGGGCAGTGGTGGCAAGAGCACGGCCAACGTGCGCTGGCTAACAACTCCGCAGCGTACACCGAGCGTCCAGACTTCCAAGTGTTTCAGGATGAGATGCGTTCCCTGTACGATTCGTTCAGCGGTGAGCGTGGTATCTTCAACCGTGAAGCAGCCAAGAAGAAGGCAGCCAAGTACGGCAAGCGTGACCCCGAGCAAATCATGGGTGTCAACCCCTGCGCTGAGATTCTGCTGCGCTCGGGTCAGATGTGTAACCTGACGGAGGTGGTGATTCGACCTCACGATACGCTCGAAAGCCTGAAAGAGAAGGTCGGGTACGCCACCATCATGGGTACGCTGCAGTCTACGCTGACAGACTTCCGATACTTACGCAGCAAGTGGAAGCGTAACTGCGAGGAAGAGCGTCTGCTGGGCGTTAGCTTCACAGGTATATGTGACCACCCGGTGCTGTCTAAAGTGTCTCAGGAGGCCGCTCAGTGGCTCTCAGAGCTACGTCAACACGCTGTCGAGGTGAACGATGCGTGGGCTGAGAAGCTAGGCATCAATCCGTCGGCTGCTATTACCACGGTGAAGCCCTCTGGTACTGTGTCACAGCTAGTGGACAGCGCCTCGGGTATCCACCCACGGTACTCTCAGTATTACATCCGAACGGTACGTCAGGACAACAAGGACCCATTGACGCAGTTCCTCATCGACCAAGGTGTACCGTACGAGCCATGCGTCATGAAGCCTGAGACCACTACGGTGTTCAGCTTCCCGATGAAGGCACCCGACAGTGCGCTTACGGTCGAGGACGTAGGCACCATCGACCAGCTAGAGTTAGCCAAGCAGTACGGCACCTACTGGGCTGAGCACACTGTGTCCCTGACGGCATACTACACCGACAGTTCATGGTTTGACTTATGCTCTTGGGCATATAACAACTGGGACTACATGATTGGTATGTCATTCCTGCCCCATGACGGAGGGTCATATAAGCAGGCACCGTACCAGAAGATTGACAGCCAGCAGTATGAGGAGCTGCTAGCGCAAATGCCTGTCATCGACTGGGACAAGCTGCCTGAGTACGAGAAGGAAGACACGACACAAGGAGCCAAGACGCTAGCCTGTACTGGAGGCTCTTGCGAATTGTAGTTGACAGGCCTTTAGGTTGACGTTACAATAAAACCTATAAGGCATTAAGGCAAAGGGAGATAAGGAAGATGTACCTTAAGGTACCTTAAGGCTCTTCCTTCATCTTCCTTCTTTTAAGTAAACCAAGAGGGTACTAAAATGTCGCAGAAAGAAATGGTCTTGAATCACCTTGAAACTTATGGCACCATCACTCCGCTTGAAGCACTGACTCGGTACGGCGTCATGCGCTTAGCTGCTGTCGTGCACAAGTTAAAGAACGACGGCTTCAGCATACGCAGCACAATGAAGCAGCACGACGGTAGGCAGTATGCGTCTTACAGTTTTGGAACAGGAGAAGATTATGAGCAAGATGAGCAGATGGTTTTACTCTAACGTAACTGAACCGCAGCTAGAGAGGAGCGCCCATGTATCAGCGCGAACGAACAGCAGTATTAGACATCGAGACTTCCCTCGACCACGGTACGATATGGATGGTAGGACTGTACTTCCCGAGCAGTGGGAAGAGTACGTACGTTACAAGCAAGGAGGCACTGGAGCATGAGCTTAAAGGTATCGACACCATCGTGGGACACAATCTTCTGGGCTTCGATATGCCTGTCCTTTACGATGTCTGGGGTTATGATTGGGATGGGGACTGCCTTGACACTCTGGTCATTGGAAGACTCCTCGACCCCTCCGCAGACGGCGGACACAGCCTGCGCGCTTGGGCACGTAGGGCTAATGGTGAACTGAAGGACGACTTCGACCCAGCTAACTTCGACCTCGGCCTGAGCGACGAAATGATTACCTACTGCTTGCAGGACTGTCGTGCCAACTGGGACGTGTTCCTAGACCAGATGCAACGCAAGGCTGACATGAAGTTCAGCGACCAGTCGGTCAGGCTAGAGCTAGACGTGGCGCGTCTCACCAAGGAGCAGGAGCGTAACGGCTTCTGCTTCGATGAGGCTACCGCTTTCGCCCTACACAACCAACACAAGGAGCGCATGAATGACATTGAGAAGGAGTTACAGAGCGTGTTCCCGCCAATTGTCGAGGAGCGTTACTCAGAGAAGACGGGGAAGCGCCTCAAGGATAAGGTCACTGTATTCAATCCGGGGTCACGTACGCAGGTTGCAGAACGACTTGAGGCTAAGGGTGCTGTTTGGAAGACGCGCACAGAGACCGGCAAAGCAAAGGTCGACGAGACTACTCTCGCGGAGAACGAACACGTACCGGAGGCTGTGCTCGTCCTCGAATACCTCACGTTATCCAAGAGGCTAGGTATGCTCAAGTCGTGGCTCGACAACGTCAAGGAAGACGGTCGCATCCACGGCAGGGTGAATACTTGCGGTGCTGTCACAGGCCGCATGACACACAGCAACCCCAACATGGCACAGATACCTAGCGACCCTACGTATCGTCAGTGCTTCGTTGTACCGGAGGGGCACAAGCTAGTGGGCATCGACGCCTCGGGCCTGGAGTTACGTATGCTGGCTCACTACATGGGCGACGCTGAGTACACAGACCTGATACTCAACGGTGACATCCACACTCACAACCAGAAAGCTGCAGGGCTGGAGACTAGACCGCAGGCTAAGACGTTCATCTACGCCTTCCTGTACGGTGCAGGGGAGGCCAAGATAGGCTCTATCGTAGGCGGTGGTGCCAAGGAAGGGGCCAAGCTAAAGTCCAAGTTCCTTCGCTCCCTGCCTGCGTTACAGCGCCTGCTAGAGAAGGTTGCCAAGATAGCTGGCAGCGGTACAGTGCCCGGCCTCGATGGCCGCCGTGTTCACGTGCGGTCAGAGCATGCAGCCCTCAACACCCTGCTGCAATCCGCTGGTGCTATCGTGATGAAGCAGGCATTGGTCATTGCGTCCGAGCGCCTGAACAAGTACCACTACCCGTACAAGCTGGTGGCTCAAGTGCACGACGAGTTCCAAGTAGAAGCACCGGAAGAATACGCCGAGCGTGTAGGCATAATCTTCCGCAACGCCATACGGGAGGCAGGTCGTGTCCTTGACTTACGCTGTCCTCTCGACGGCGAGTACCAAGTAGGTGATTCATGGGCACAAACCCATTGACACCTAGCCGCACGTGATGTACTATGTACTATAAGACTGAAGAGTCTTGTTAACTTCCACGACAAATACAGGAAAGCATTATGGAAAACATGACAGCAACAGTTCGCGCAACAGTAGCGTTCCCTAACCTGACCAAGCCTGAGACTCCTTTCGGCGGCGGTGACGGCACACACTACACCATCCAGTTAGCCAACCTCTCTGACCGAGCGGCTGAGAAGCTGGAAGAGTTGGGCGTTAAGGTTAAGTTCAAGGACGACGACTACAACCGTGGCCGCTTCGTTCAAGCCAAGTCTAAGTACCCGATTGTCCACAACGGTAAGCAGGTAGTTATCGTTGACACTGACGGCAACGTAGTGAACGCTGACCTCATCGGTCCCGGCTCAGTTGTACGAGCTACCTTGGGTGCCTACTCACACCGTATGTCAGGTCAGTATGGCAATGGCCTCCGTGTCTACAAGCTGGTGGTTGAAGAGCTTGCGACTGGTGCTCTTACCAACGACGTAGTGGACGAGCAAGAGGAAGTCCTCTAATGCGCTGGGCAGTGGACGGTGACGTGGTGCTTTACAGCGTATGCTTCGCTGCTAAGGACGACCCCTTCTCGTTCGCTGCCCGCTCTGCCCGTGTGTTCCTAGAGAACCTAATGGCTACCCTCAACGCTGACGGTATTGACGTATACCTCACCGGCGAGGGTAACTACCGGAAGGAGCTGGGATGCGACGCCTACCCCTACAAAGGGACAAGGAAGAAAGAGAAGCCGCCACACTTCTACGAAATGCGTGAGTACCTGATAGAAAACTTAGGTGCCATAGAAATCAACGGTAAAGAAGCAGACGATGCGCTAGCCACAGCAGCTTGTCAGCTAGGCCACGGCATAGCAACCATTGACAAGGACCTGTGGGGCGTACCCGGATGGCATTACAACTGGAACAAACAGGAGGTAAGTTGCGTGTCCCCTGAAGCAGCCAATCGAGTGTTCTACACACAACTACTGTCTGGCGACTCAGCAGACAACATCCCCGGCCTATTCAAACGGCTCGGCAAGAAGGTTACCAAGAAAGTATTGGAGCCTCTCGACTGGATGACAGAGCCTACAGAAATGTACGATTATGTATACAAAGTGTATAGTGAGGCGTACGACAACGTAGGTATGTGCCTAGACGACAAGGTCAAGGTACTGGATGACTGGCTGCTACGACAGGGCCGACAGCTATGGATGCAGCGTAGCGACGGAGAGATGTGGAATGCCCCGAAGAGTTGAACGGACCCGCAACGGCGGCAAGTGGACAGAGGCGCGATACTTCGGCTTCATCCGCTCCGCCCTGCGGTCAGCCTTTACCAAGTGGGGACCGAAGTTCGAAGCAAAGGCAAGGGCAAAGGTAGCGTATAACACGTACGTTTGTGCAGCCTGCGACGGATGGTTCGGGACAAAGGAAGTTGAGGTGGACCACATCGAACCGGCTGGTAGTCTACGTAAGTATGAAGACCTACCACGTTTCGTTGAGCGTATGTTCTGTGAGGTAGACGGCTTCCAGATACTGTGCAAGGAATGCCATCAAAAGAAAACCAACGCCGAGAAAGCGGCTAGGAGAAAGAAATGAAGCGTACTTTAGTGTTGAACGATGATGCTCTGGTTGAAGTAATACGCGAAGAGCTTCTGTCCCACATAAAAGTAGACGAATACGCAGCAGAACCCGAGACGCTACTCGCGCTGATTAGAGTGTATAACTTTTACTCAACACCTGACGAGCAACTTGAGGTGTTTGCAGGGGTGGCGATATGAGAGGCCTTGACTGGGAGGCTTTATTTGTCCTGATAGTAGGACTTGTCGTAATGTTTATCCTTATGCTTGGGGCCGAGCGAGCGGTAGGTGCATTACCTAAAGAGACGTTCTGTCTGCGTGTAGCAGCTAGCGTACAGGAAGTTATGGAGTTACGCGGCCCCGAACGGGTGAAGTACCTGTCAGACCTGAAAGAGCAGGAACCGGAGCTGGCTCGTCACGTAATACCTGCTACAGGAGCAGCCACTAGGGCTTGGATTAGAGGTGTTACGAAAGAAAGAATACTACAAGGTGTGTACCTTTCGTGTATGCAGCAGATGCAAAACGCATAGGAGAATATAATGGCACGAGTAGGTATAATCGGAGACACACACTTACCGTATGAGTTGGAGGGTTACCTTGAGTTCTGCCAAGAAACTTTCGAGGCTTGGGGCGTGGACACTGTCGTTCACATTGGGGATTTTATGGATAACCACAGCCTCAGTTTTCACGATAGCGAGCCTCTTCTACATAACGTTCATGGTGAGTATGTCTCTGCCCTTGATTCTGCTAAGGCTTGGTACAAAGCGTTTCCTAACCTCACCTTAATACTTGGAAATCATGACCGTATCCCTGCCCGACAGCTACGCAAGCTAGGCATGGAGCCGTCAATTTACATGAGGCCCATGGAAGAATTATTGGGTATGCCGGAGGGGTGGAAAATTGAAGAGCAACTTGAAATCGACGGAGTCCTGTACCATCACGGTGAAACCGCCAACGGTGTTAACGGCTTCCGCAATGACGCCAAGCAACGGATGCAGTGTACCGTGTCAGGTCACAATCACAGCAACTTCGGGGTGTCATATAGTGCTAGCGATAGCGAGCTGGTGTGGGGAATGGCAGTTGGCTGCGGAGTCAACCATTCGCATCTTGCGTTTGCTTATGGGAAGCACTTCAAGTTCAAACCTATCATCGGCTGCGGAGTGGTTATCGACGGGACACCCTACCCTGAGCCAATGGATTTGGGACGCAAGCTACGGAGGATATGACATGCCTTTAGACAAACTCGACGCTGATTATTTGTGCGAAGAAATAGCCGAGCGGTATGACCCAGACGAGATTGTGGACATCCTTGGCTTCAGCTCCGAGGAATTAGTAGAGGCCTTACGGTCCTACATCATTGACAGTGCAGAGAGGTTTGACGTATGAAAGTAGTCGATGGTAAGTTCAACTCAAAGAAAGGTCCAACCATCCAAGAGTTTCTAGAGCACGTCACGGAGTTCATCGGTGAGTTTAAGGGTCAGGAAATTCAGGCATCTGTCGTCATCAACGCAGGAGAGTTTCTGTCTGTCCTGTCCAACTACAACAACATAGCCGAGGCGCACTTCGATATGTGCATCATAGCCAACGGCTTGCTGCATGGTGCTGGAGGTTCGGATGAGCAATACCACTGAGAAGAGGGGGTCGATTGACCGGCCCCTCTACAAAGTTGTGGACACCGACACGTACAACGTAATGTACACAGGACGCAACTACCACGAGGCCTGTCAGGTTGAAGGTATGATAGAGAACCACGGCGGCAGGCCTAAGTTTATTGTGGACTACGGCGAGACAGACAAGACTAACATGGAGGAGAGAGACATCAGAACGGACGCGCAAGAGGACGTAGTGAACCTGCCTAAGCACTACCGTAGCGGTGAGGTTGAGTGCATCGAGGCTATGGAGTCAATGGCCCTGAACGCTAAGCTGTCGCCATTCGTAGGCTACTTGTGGCTCAATGCGTTCAAGTATCTGTGGCGGTGGCCTTTCAAGAATGGAGTGGAGGACTTAAAGAAATGCAGATGGTACATCGACCGACTTATAATGCAATTGGAAAAGCAATGAACAAAGTGTTAGCTTATGTCATAAACCTACTGGCTTGTCTTAGTCAATTCGTTAATGTGCTGTTGTTTAACGGCCACCCTAACGAAACACTTAGCGCCCGTTGTGGGCGCGTAGTTAAGATGAATAAGACAACGAATCCATTATGGCTTTTGTTGGCTGCCTTCATTGACTTGGTCTTCTTACCCTTCGAGGAAGACCATTGCTTCGAGAGCTACATCACCGAGCGTATGTGGGCACGGCAGTACCTTGAGGACACTGAATGATTTACTACGAGACGTTCAACGGCACACCGGCAGCCATCAATCCAGACCACATTACCACTGTCGTGGAGATAGAGATGGGCCTGAGAGTTGAGATGGTGAACAGCCAGACGGTACTACTACGTGGGTGGACTATGAACGACCTTGAAAGGAAGTTCCTCGCCCGAGCCGGAATAGTTCAATTAGACCTCTCAGCATCTCAGCAGGCGATGGAATAGCCCACCCTGCCAGCAAGATGATGATGCCTAACTCCCACCACTGCAGCCCCGCTTCGTTGACGACAGTCTCGACGGGGCTTTCATACGTCTGAGCCTTTTTGTTCTGCAGTGTGACAGCCGTGTTGGCCTGCTGAGCAACGTTCTCTTCACCCTCTGTCTTAGCCTGACCTACGTTAGCATCTACGTCTATGCCTTTGTCAGCGCTTCCTAGCACAGCCTCCTTCGCTACGTCAGTTAACACTGAGCAACCGCTAGTCAGGAGGATTAAGCATACGCCTGTTGTCTTTAGCATACTCGTCAACACGCTTAATGTACTCATAGTTCCTCCCTGTCTCCCTATCCACTACTCCTAGCTTTTCTTCAATAGGCTTTATGTACGCCATGTACAGCAGCATACCGCACGTACACAACACGCCAATGGTAGCAGCAATCCACTCAGGCGTACGCGCAGGCTTGTTTATGTGCTCGCGTATGTCGTCTAGTATCTCTGCGTTGCGTTGCATCAAGGCGGAGTGAGCAGCTAGGGTTTGCTCTAAGTTACCTATCCTACGTTCAATGCTTAACTGGTCATCAGGCGACATCCCTATCTCCCTTCTATCATATCTCTGACTTCTGCTATTGGGTCACCTGTAAGGAGACGCTCCCCTGTTATTGTTCTGCTGATTTTATCCGCTTGAGACAAGCCCGGAACGTACGACTGCCCCACTCTAGCTAGTGGTGTTACACGCTCAGCCAACGTGTCTTCTGACAAAGGATTGATAGCCGACAGTAAGCCGCTGCCTAAACGCATACCGGCCTGCACAGGAGCTGGCGTTATGTCTATAGGTTGACCACCATACTCCTCAGAGCGAATGTTCACAGCTCCGCTAGATATGTTAGACATTAACTGGTTGCTTGTGGTTTCGGCAATGTAGTCTAAGAATTGCTCCATATCAGCAATCTCTTTGCCTCTGACCTCACCGTCCCCAAACAGCGCCTCTCTGTCTTCTTTATTGAACCCAGCTTTACGCATATCATCCCATACGCCGTTAGCTAAGCCCATGAGTGCTACGTATTTAACGGAAGCCACAGAGGCATCCTTTAAAGCGGACTGTCCTTCCTTCGTGTTCAGCCCTCTTCGCTGTGCCTCTATCAGGTTCTGTCCTATGTCTACACGTATGCGGTTGTACTGTCTGTTCATGTACGAAAGCATAGAGTAGAAGATACGGCCATTTGGGTTTTCATTAAAGGCCTTGGGCATAGAGGAAGCAAGGACAGGCTGTACGTCCGCTAGGCTATTGCCTGCAAATAGCTTTACATACTGGTTCTGTACGTCCCCATTCTTAAGCGCATCAACCGTCTCCATAAATTCCCGGTTGTCTAGGCCACGCATTCCGGGATGCTTACGCAGCTTCTCAATAGCCTTCGGTGACCCGTCTGCTGCTAAGTTCATACCGCGCTTAATAGCCGTGTTGGCTGCTAGCTCTTGGCCCATCTCGTTTACGTTCTGAACGCCAGTCCATTTGTAGAAGAAGTTACCCATTGTGTCTACAAACTTACCGACACCCTTCTCAGCCTCGGCTGCAACCTCTCCCATGAACTGACGGTCTAAGCCAAACTCATGAGTAGAAAGCCAGTTGGGGTTTTCGGCTGCAGCTTTACGCATAACCGTAGCCTTTAGGCCGGGCGCTACAGTGCCTGCCCATGCTTTAAAGCCGCTTTGATAGATAGGCAATGAGACACCTTCAATCACGTTTAGAGCGGCGTTAGACCAGTTGGCTAGTAGGCCTGTTGACGTAGCCTTTCGTGCTATAGAGCCTATTGCATCCCCGCCAGTGGTAGCGTGGACAAGTGCGGTGCGAAGGCCTACGGCTAAGTTATTGGCTGCGTTCACGGCAGCAGCATTTTTCTTACCGCCTCCTTGCTTGACAGCTTCCTTTTCAATAAGGTCAATAACAGCATCTAAGCGTGTTTGTTTATCGCCCCCTTTAAACGTCTTAGGCTTTAGTTTTTCAAGTTGTTGTTGGCTTAGGTTAAACCTAGAAGCCAGCACACGAGCAGCAGTAACGTCCTTAACGTACTCCTTAAAGGCAACTACAGGGTTTTCATACTGGTCTATGTTTGCTCGGGACTTGTCGGGGATAGCACCTTTTGCTTTTCTAGGAAAGTATTCTTTGTTTTTCTTTTGCCATCCGGCAAACTCTTTAGACACAGCGTCGTCGTATAAGTCACGCAACTTCTGCAACTCAGCAGCTTCTTCAGGCGAACGTGCCGAAGCCATCACGTCGTCCATTGTCCAACGCTGCTGCTCACCCTTTGCTTTCTTTCTGCCTACGTTTATAAGTAAAGTTTTGGTGGCTCTGTTGTCGTCTATTACGCGCATAGTGTCTGCAAGCTCGCGCTCAAACACGTCGTCAATCTCACGAGACGAAGACTTAATGAGCAGCTCTGAGTCAGTGAGCAAGCGAGCGGCCCTAGCGTTTCCGTTCTTAGTCATCCACTCTTTAGTACCAAGAAGAATAGAGTCTACGGTGTCGCCTACCTTATCTTTTAACGAAGACGAGACAACAGCTCCGTCGCCCTCTTGCGCTACATCACCTACCTGTCTTTTATACGCTGAAGTCTCATACGTACCAGAACCTGTCTTGCCTTTCTTTGCTGACACGTCCGGGCTAAAGCCTTCATCGCCCCAGATGTGCGTACCTTGTCCTTGACGAGCCGCTTCTTCTGCGTCAATACGCGCTATGTCATCTGCATTTTTGGTCAGCAGCTTGCCTGACAGATAGCCTAAGCCACCGCCTAAGCCAGCGCCAAGGGCTGCACTTGTGACGCGGCCTTCTCCTTCGCCTGCCAAGAAACCGTACGCAGCCCCTTCTGCTGCTCCAACCTTAGCTAGCCTAGCGGCTTGCTGTGCTTTAGAAAGCGCCTGACCTGTCTTAGCTACGGCAGCGCCAGGAATAAGGAAGCCAGCAGCCATACCTCCCCACTCTAAAGCAGTGGCTAAGTTTTTGTTGTCTTCTTTAAAGGCAGCCATGTCTGCACGAGAAGCAGAAATAGCCTCGTCCCAAGAGTCAGCGTCCCCTGAAACACGGCGAAGCAAAGCATCAAGCTCATCGCCAGCGCCCACTGCGCCTTCTACAAAAGTTGTAAGGCCAGCACGGAAGTCGCTGTAGTCTTCTTCAGGACGTACTCCACCCCTTAACCCTAATGGGTCTGAAGCTGTGCGTTGTGCTCTAAGTCCTAGTGGGTCACGCATTAGCGTCCTCCGTTAGCTAACTCAGTAAGGGAGGGAGCTTTCCCGCCGTATGTTCCCATAGGTGATAACTTGCTGCGTACTCTTTCTATGTAACTTGGCTGTTTATTTTTTGCTATAATAGCTTCCACTTCTTCTACAGTTAGACCAGAAGCATTAGCTATTTGCCGCGTTGAAAAACCGTCATTGACGTAAGATAAAACATCTTCGCTTGTAAGCTCTTGTGTTACTTCTTCTTCAGTAACTTCTTCACCTCGAAGTATAGAAATCTGCCTATCAATAGCATAGTTGCGGCGCTCTCGTAGAATCTGCTCCGCCTCCTCAAACTGTTCTTGAGTAGGCCTAGACTTAACTGTTCCGTCTGCTTTATACGTAGTAAACTTTTGATTAGCGTATCGAGCTACTTCCGTAAGAGGAATAGGCTCTTCAATCTGCAAAGTTAACCTTTGTATCTGTGCTTCTGTTTGAGCCTGCTCTCGACTTAGTTTGCCTGCTTCTGCCTGTGCGTGATTAAAAACCATCATTTTAGCTAAAGAAGCTGCATCTGCTTCTAGTTTTTTAGCTTGAGCAAGAGCCGCTTCGTTGTCCCACTGACCGTTGTGAAAGTTATTTTCTTGAAACTTAGCGGCCCTAGTATACATACCTTGAATTGGTTTTAAAAACTCTTCAGGCAGCTCAGCGTAAGATTCCATAGCCTCATCTATGTCTAAAGGAGATGACATAGCGGCACGTTGCTCAGCCCAATCATCGGCTGTACGCTGTATGTTAATGTAGTTATTTACAGTGGCTTGTATTTTACCTTGAGCAGCAGGAGGAGCACTAGATACTAAATTAGACAAGGCCTCTGGGTCTTGGCTTTTAATAGCATCCATAATTGAAGAAGTGTTTTGCTTAATAAACTCATCGGCTTGCATCTCAGCCATTGCTTGCTCTTGCCTAAACTGCTGCACTTTCATGTCATTTGCCGCACTGGCAGCTTCGGGGTCTTGCTTTAAAACTTCAAGCTGCTTTGCCGCATTGGCTCTTTGCTGTGGTGTAAACTGCTCATCATTAGCTATTTGTTCTAGCTTTAAAACACCCTTTCCTTTGTTAACAACAGATTGCTTTTGAGCGCCCGGACGCATAGAATTAAGGCGCTGTATTTCTGCCATGTAGGTACGGCGCTCTTCAGGCGTTGCATCTTCGTTCCTCATTTTGCCTTGAAGCTGCTTTATATAATATTCCAGCCCTTCTACGTCGCCGTTTTGAGCAAGCATCTGCCCTGCCGTAGTGTCCTCATACGCACTAGCAACACGATTGTTTGTTTGGATTTGTTTACGTAAGTCAGCCGCCTGTTTCCGGTATGACATAGCTTCTTCACGCTTGCCTGTCGACTCAGCCCATTTAGCATAACGCTCAAGACTGTCAGGGTTGTTCATATCCAGTTCAGGGCGTGACATATTCTCAATGTTGCTGGTTAGCGGAGAAATGTCTACACCTTTGCTAAGGGTGCTACCTATCTGGCTAAGCATCCCCGTAAGGTTAACTGCTTGGTTCGTGCCTGCCATTATATCAGCCCCCTATGCCCAATGTATTTTTAGCCCAGTCAAACAAACCGCCACCTATGTCACCTAAGAAGTCCTCTACGCCTTGCTCAAAGCCAGTACCGGCAGCGCCAGACAGAGCGTTCATGCTAGTACCAAACAAGTTAGAGAACAGGTTGTTAGCGGCTGTGTTAGCGTTAATCTGAGACTGTATGCCGCCCAAGCCTAGCTGTGCAGCTAAGTTAGCGCCAGTCATCTGACCAGTCTGAGCCAAGTTAGCGTTGTTCTGACCAACCTGCATAGCCTGTAGCTGGTTCTGGAAGGGCAAGAAGCTACCTTCGTACGCTGCCATGCCTAGCTGATTAGTCTGGTTGCCTAAGCCGCCAAACATCTGAGCTAGCTGCCCTTGGTTCATCATCTCCTGCTGACCCTGCTGCATGGCTTGGAAGGCCGCTGCGTTAGACGCCTCAGCACGTGCGCGAGCCATAGCTGCATCTTCCTCAGTACCGCCAAACTGTGAGCCACGTACGCCACCACGGCCCATAGCGTACTCACGAGCCATCTGAGCGGCCTGAGCGCGGTCTAGGGCGGGGTTCTGCATAGCCATAGCTTGGTCGTAGATGGCCTGCTCACGCGCCCCTGTGTCCATCATGCTACGCTGCATGGCTTGGTTAGCCGCTTGGTTGTAGCCGCCACCCTGCGCTTGCATCATCTGCATCATACGCATCATCTCAGGCGACTGGCCTACCCCAAGGTTCATGTTACCTTGTGGGTCTACAGTAGAGGAACCCAAGCCTGTAGTCACACCAAAGCCACGGAAGCCTGTGTCGTCTTGCAGCTGGTTAGACAAGTCACCCATCTTATTAGCTGCTTCTGCGCCCATTTTACGCAGGTCGCTTGCAATGTCAAATCCCGCTGCGGCACTACCTACGCCGCTGAGAACGTCAAATAGTCCCGCCATTAGTTAAGTCTCCCAATGAGTGTTTGCACGTTTAATTCTTGTAGAGAACAACTGTTCCCGTTAATGTCAATCCTAAAGCCTACCACCACAGATTCTCCGCTGCCTTTAGTGTTTGTCTTATAGCGACGGATGGTAACCTGTGCGCCCCCGAATACGTCAATGCCATACTGCGCTACGCCATACAAAGCTGGCTGTGTGGCACGTACGTTAAACCGTTTGGCGTAGTCTAACGTACCGGAGTAGCCCCACTCAGCCGTAGCTGATGCGTCCACGACAGTAGAGGCTAGCGTGTAGTCAATCTGCTTTAGGAACTTAGTGTTCGACGGACTGCCGAAAGTTAGCTGTCCGCTTTCATACTTAAACTCGTACGGCTCATTATCATATTGAATAAAGCCGTCGTAGGTCATTAAGCCTGTGTTGTCTGCGTTAGACGCAAGAAGGATGCGAGCTGTGCCCTGCTCCTCATAGTACAGCGTACGCTCAAAGCGACAGCCCACCCAGCGTGTAGCCTTAAGGCCACCGGACGGCGAGGGATTACGCGACTCGAACGTATAGGCCAGACCTTGCTCTGCAAAGTTAACGACCAAAAGGTTTTCACTAATCCAGTAGGACAGGCTAATCTTTGACTTGTCCCCTGTGCTAGCTACTAGGTTAGTGAAGTCTTTGTGTACGTTCACTGACAAGCTGCCAATAGGCGCACTCTTCTCTTGAATCGTACGGCCAATAGACCGCAGGCCCGAGTCGTCCACGAACAGCACGTCACTGCCGATAATGGCAACAGCGTCACGGGACACTAACCCGATGTTAGAGATAGCGTCCTGTAGCTGTAAGCCGTTCGCTGAGGCTGGGTCTTCTGACACCCCTGAGTACACGAGCGTAGACTGTCGGCCAAACACCAACAGCAAGCCGTTGTGTGCTACAATGTTAACAATACGGTCAGAGCCGTTAGGCCAGTATTCGCTGACGTCAATGATACCTGCTGTGTTGAGCGGGTCGGTAGGCGTAGTCTTACCATCATACCACTGGGTGGCAATAAGCAAGTCGCTGTAGTAGATGGTCTGGTCGTCCCCGTCTACACCGCTAACCCACAGCCTACCGTACGCTGAACACACCACACCGCCGTTAATCTTGTTGGCTATGTTACCGCCGTTATCTTGCGGTGGGAGGAATCCAGCGGCTGCTGAGAGGTTAGTGCAGGCGGTGCCGTCATACACCAGTACGTCATTGCCTTCGCTGAAGATGTAAGCTACGTCGTTAAAGCCTACAATCTTAGCGTCGGTAAGGCGCGAGGGAGTGGTGACGGTGGGGAGAGTGATTTCGTCTAGCTCATACACTTCGGCTGACGGCTCATTAAGCTCAGCTAGGAAGTAGTCCTCTTGGACCAGAGCGTTAGTGGCGTCTGTCTGCAAGACGGATACAGTGACCAGCACCTTAGTGACACCATTAATCACAACGCTACCCATGCGGTGCGCTACAATGCTTGTGGTCTCAGTGGTGGGGTCTGTAGAGTAGGTGAGGTTTAGAGCCGTAGTGAACTCAGCAAATGCCTTGCGGTTGCCAATACGTCCGTTACTGTCCACGACAGCATTATCGGCCACAAGAGCATAGCCGGGGTCGAGCTGCAACGGGCTTTCTTCCGTATTAAGCCCGTAGTATCCCGGCGAAGGTATCGTTAGGTTTTGCTGCTGCTGAGCCATTAGACTGTATACCAATCATATTCAAGCTGGTTAAGAGCAGCGTCATACGAAATAGCATTGTTAAGGAATTGCTTAGCCATCGCGAATACTTCTGCTGCAGTCTGACCGCCAACCTCTCCACGCTCTCTTGCCGCGAACGCTAAGGCGTAATACACGACAGGCTGAGCAGGAACAAGAAGCACATCCGCATCAGCAGACAAGTCATCTTGCTTACGGAAGCCAGTTACAGTTATCGTCTCCGCTGTATCGGGCGTAGGGTAAAGACGAAGGCGTAAGTCGTTACTTGCGTCTAAACCGCTAACTGCGTAATAGATTGGTGAAGAGGATTCAGATGAACGAAGTTGAAGATTCTCAAGCTGCGCGTTAGTGCTTTCCCTTAAAGGCTTGTCAGCACTTCGTATATACTCTATTCTAGCAGATTTTCCGCTGTTTGTCAAGGAAACGTATTGGTTTTCTGGAGTAAGCGTCTCCACCCAAGTAGTACGTAGAGGGTTCCAGTCATGTGCATCCTCGACCAGCCGCTTAGCATCGTTGACGAAGTCAGCCACAATAGCTACTACTACGTCATCTGTAACCTGTACGGTGTCAACCTCGTCTTCACGAAGCAAACGCAAGACCTTGTTAACTATTTCTAGGTAGGTCATGAAAACAATCCTCTTCCGGTTCCAATCTGTACTTGCTGTAAGGGACGTGCCTGATAGTTAGCTATAGTGGTGTAGTCAAACAGGCCTTGCTCCGTGGGCTTGAACCGCTCTCGTGCGGCGTTCTTAGCACGTAATGCGTTTAGCTTGTCGTAGCCTCCCATCAGTCCTGTAAGAGCACCTATGCCTGTACCTACGGCAGTTCCTACTCCAGCTATGTCTTCGCCTAAGCCTTGCCGCTCGCTAGCAGCTTGGTCAAAACCTTCGCCCATAGCTGTCTCTACTTCACCGAACCGCTCACCAACTTGACCGAAGGCGTCCGACGTAGCAGTAGCTAGGTCTATTACGTTCTGGTTAGTGTTACCGATGGCTTCGTTAAAGCCCTCTACGTCTTGAGCGTATTGTGTAGCAAACTCGTCAAAGGTTAGGCCAAGGTCGTTGATAGCCTGTGCGTTCTCGGCTGTCATCTCACCGTTGGCTGCAATCCCTTGGGCTAGCTCGTTAGCTGTCTCGTCAATGCGAGCGTCTACGTTTGCAAAACCTTGTTCTGTAGCACCCGCCAGGTCCAGCACACTTTGGTTCGTGTTGTCAATAGCCTGACCTAAACCTGTAATGCTTTCCCCAAACTCGTTACGCAGGTCGTTGACGTTGACGCCTAGCTCGTTGAGCTTATTGGCATTCTCAGCCGTCATCTCTCCGTTAGCGGCAATATTCTGCGCTAGCTCCTGACGCTCTTGAGCAGCCTGACTAAAACCCTCAGACGTAGCGTCGGCAAGACCAAGGACAGCTTCGTTAGTGTTGTCGATGGCTTCACCTAAGCCGGTTACGCTTTCACCAAATTCTTTACGTAAGTCACCTACGCTAACCCCTAACTCGTTTAGCTTGTTGGCATTTTCAGCCGTAAGCTCTCCGTTAGCGGCGATGCCTTGAGCCAACTCCTGACGCTCCTGAGCAGCTTGGCTAAAGCCCTCAGACGTAGCATCGGCAAGGCCAAGGACAGCCTCATTGGTATTGTCAATAGCTTCGCCTAATCCTGAGACGCTTTCCCCAAACTCTTTACGTAAGTCGCCTACGCTTACGCCAAGTTCGTTTAGCTTCTCAGCGTTTTCTGCTGACAGCTCGCCATTAGCTGCAATTCCTTGGGCTAGCTCTTGACGCTCCTGAGCAGCTTTGCTAAGACCTTCAGAGGTGGCATCAGCAAGGTCACGTACGTTCTGCGCTGTTCCTTCGATGGCTTCGCTTAAACCGTTAACGCTCTCGCCAAACTGATTCTCAAGCTCGCCTAAGCTAACACCTAACTCATTCAGCTTCTCAGCGTTCTCTGCTGATACCTGACCGTTAGCTGCTACCTCAGAAGCTATGTCTGACAGTGTGTCATCTGTCTGGTCAAAGCGATTGTCTACGTCTTGCTGTAAGTTGTTGATAGCGTCGGCGTTGTTTCCGACGGCTGCGTCTAAGCCAGCTACACTGTTACCTACAGCATCTTGCAGCTCGTTCAGGTCCATACCTACCGCATCTAAACGGTCTTGCAACTCTTGGTTCATACCGCCGTTAGCTGCAATGTCAGCCGCTAGGTCGCCTACAGTAGCCTCAATGTCTGCAGCAAAGTCATTAAAGAACGGGTCGTTCTCGAACACGTTGCCTAAGATGTTAGCGAAGTCTACATTATCCAGAGGGTTGCCAGATACTTCACCGCCCGCAGTGCCGCCTCCTGCTTGACCGCCTGCCGAACCGCCGCCTCCTTCCGCTCCAGCAGCGCCAGCAGCAGAACCACCGGACGCAGTGTCACCACCTGTGGCTGCTCCGCCTGCCGAACCGCCTGCCTGTGAGCCTCCAGTAGCTCCTCCGGTAGTCCCTCCTGCTGAGCCGCCTGCCTGCGAGCCTCCCGTAGCGCCGCCAGTAGCTCCGCCTGTGGTGCCAGTAGACTGAGCCGTCTGGCCGTTAGAGCCGCTAGTACCGCCTGTCACAGAAGTAGGCGTGGTGAAGCTGCTGTTAAAGCCAGAGCCGCCACCGCCTGTGCTGCCTGCTGTGTTGCCATCTGTGCGGTTAGGAGTCTCTACTTGTTCTACTTGCTCTGTTTGAGGCGTTTGAGTTTCGTTAACGGGTATTAAATTTAAAGGACTATCCGGGTCAAACTCAAAGTTAATGTCTGTCTGCGCAGGTTCTGCTACGTTTACCAACGTGTCCCGCAAAGCTGCCATGTCTGCTGAAGTAGCAAGAGGGTCTTCAGCGTTTTGGAAGGCATCGACAGAAGCTGTAATGCTGTTAAACTCTGTAGTGTTTTCCGCTAGTCCTATTTGCTCACCGCCGCCGTGAACGTGCTGCCAGATAAAAGGCTGCTCGTTGTACATTTCAGTAAGGTCGCTGCCATACGCATTAAGATAACGTGTCTCTATGTCACCAGCTCGGTAGTTGTTGCCTCTGTACTTGGCTATTTCAGTTCCGTTGGTAATGTAAACGCCATCCTCTCCCTCTACCAAGTAGTACCCGTACTGGTCTTTAACAGGCTCACCTGTGTCTACAAAAGAACCGTCAGGGTTTTGAGCCAAAGGAGTAGCTGACTCTAAGATACGCGCTGTGTTTTGGTCTTGAAAGTTAATGACAGGACTAGACGGAGTAGGTCGAGTTATAACGCCAGCATCTACGCCAGCTTCTGTAGCATTAGCCAGCGGGTCTACGTCCATCGTTACGCTAGCGTCCTGACGGATGTTAGGCAGGATGGTGTTGTTCCATGAGTTAAGGAAAGCCTGAATGCCTTGGTTCTCTAGGGCTGCATCTAGTCCGGGCTGTATCTTGTCGGCAATAGCCTGACCTACGCCAGCCTGTACTTCGGCGCTCATGCCCTCTAGCACCCTGTCCCAATCGGCCTGAGTAGCTTCGTCGATGGGCTTGTTACCACCAGATACAAAGTCCCAGATTTCTCCAGCAGAAGCAAGAGCGCCTGAAACTGCTAGTTGATTTACGTCAATGTCTCCTGTTTGTACAAGCTGCGTTATAGCACTTTGCCCAATAGCAGAAGTAGCAGCATCTACAAAACTTACGCCTGTACTCATTGACTCAGTAAAATCAGCAACAGCGTCAGAAACTTTTCTAACAGTGCCGTCTACATCTACGCCTAAATCTACATTCCCAACTGCGTCAAACAAACCAGCGGTAGCTGCGCTAACAATTCCTGTAGTAAACGCTTCCTGTAAGTCTATGTTGCCTGTCATTGCGCCGTTTACTATAGCAGACGATAAACCAGCAGATATACCAGTAACTGCAGCAGAACTAGTAATACCTATAGAACTAAGGGCAGGCCCAAGAGCAGTTTGAAACGCAGGACCTAAAGCAACTGCGCCTCCCATAGCAATAGCCGCTCTAAGCACTTTTCCAAAGTTACTCTCCCCTACGTCACGCTTTTCAAACGTAATGCCGTTCCATACATAAGCATCACTACCTTCTCTAATTTGACCTACTTGGTCAGCAATGCCTTGTTCTTCAAGGAAAGACTGGTAAGTCTGTCCGCCAGCAACCCCAGTGCCTAAGCCAGCACCAAAGGCTGCTTCCATAGAATACGCGTCAGGTACATTGATTCCAGCCAAGGCTTCCGATATTGCGTCAATACCTTGCGGACCAGTGTAGTCTGTCTGCCAGTTAAAATTAGGGTCGGCAGGAGTAGACGTAACGTCCTCAGCCGTGAGGCTATCAATGCCTTCTTTGAAAGACTCGTAAGCCGCATCTTGTTTGCCTAAATGGTCTTGATACCCTTGTAAATAGCTTTTGTAGTCATCAAGCGTAGGAAACATCTGACGCATACGCGGGTGAGAGTCGTACATTTTAGCAGCTTGTGCGTCTGTCCCGTCCCACGTAGGTGTAATTTCTTTAACTGCATTTCGAAACTTATCTACAGAATCTTCAGGTTTAGCAGAAGCAGTGGACGTACTTGCGGTAGAGCCTTTAGTAACAGCTATAGGATTAATAGCACCTCCACCCTGTACAGTACCAGTAAGCATACCTCTGTCTCTTTGGTAGGCAGCATAAGCAGCATCAAACCCTGCTCGGTCAAACGTACCAGTGGCAGCGTCAAAGAACGACATACGAGAAGGAGCAGGTGCAGCCATTACTTAGCCTCCAGAATAATCTTTACGTTATTGCCTACAACGTACGCATAGGCAGCCACCAGTACAGCAGCCGCTATGGTCGGAGGCGAGAGAGCGTATATTGCAGCGCCCATCAAAGCCTTAACGCCCAGCAGAGCAGGCAATACTCCAACCTTGCTAAACAGCTTGTTGAGCAGAGGGTTAGCCTCATAAGCCCCTGTAACGCGCTGTAAGGCGATGTAGGTAGAGGCTATGTCAGCACATTGTAAAACAGCTAACGTTGTCCAGAGAGCCACTGAGAGGCTCATACGGCATTGTCCGCTTTAGTAGCTACGTCAAAGAACAAACTGTACAGTATATTCATCACGTCCTCGTGTGTAGCCTCCCCGCCTGAGAAGAGCGGGAACGTAGCGGACGGGTTGTACAGCTCACTCAACGCCCGCTTGTACTCCATCTGCACCTCAGAACCCGTCTCGTTATCACGCTCAACCCAAGAGGTGATGAATGTGATGGCCGGGACGGAGCCGAGAGGGTAGGCCACTTCGACCCTGTGCGCCCTCTCGTACCGCGTTTTGTCTACTGTGTCTGTGAAGACCTGTTCGTTATAGAGCATGTTACACTCCTGCTTTAAGGGCTGCTACTTCTGCCTCTAGGGCTTCGATACGGCCGACAGCTTCCTGTAAAGCCTTAATCAAACGTGACTCAGTCTTGCCTAAGCCTACAAGAGACTTCGAGCCTTCCTCACCAGAAACCAAATCAGGCCACACTTCTTCGACCTCTTGAGCAATGAAGCCTATCTGGTGACCTGAGCCATCCTTGTAGTCAAACTCAACAGGGCGAAGCTGCATGACATTAGCTAGCTGCGAAGGCAAGTCCTCGATGTTCTCTTTCAAGTTACGGTCAGAGAATGCCGCAAACGCCAGTGCCTGAGCCCCGTTGGACTCTATGCGGCCGCTTCCTACGCCGTTTTGTAAGAAGCAGTTGATGAACGCATTACCTGTCGTGGCGTTTGTGCCTGACTTTAAGCCTAAAGCTGCGTCAGTATCGCTTGAGTTAAGCTGCTGTACGTCGAGGCCCTGAGTCTGTGTTTGCTTAGCCGTCTTACCAATGAGCATGTTACCGTCAGACTGTATCAGCATTTTGACGGTGTTGGCTGTGGTAAACGTCATCGAGTTGTTGGTGTTGTCGTAGCGTATCTGACCTACCGCGTCAGAGTCCGCATCACCAAATAACAGGCCGGGGATGCTAGACGTACTGCCAACAATAGAAATGAACGGCGTAGCAGAAACGTCTCGGACACTCAGCTTCCTACTAGGAGATGTGTCGCCTATGCCTACGTTGCCACTGGAGGCAATACGAGCCTGCTCAACGCCGCTAGTAACAAGTATAAGGGCGTTACCTGATGCACCAAGGCCCGTGTTTTCAGTAGTTGCATTGTCCGCCCATCGGCTATATGCACCTGTGTCTGTAGACTCAAAAGAAGAAACGTAGTTGTCCCCTCCGCCGTTAACGACTAAAGTGTAGCTAGGGCTGCTAGTCCCAATACCAACGTTGCCGCTGTCGTTTATACGCAATCGCTCTGTTGCCCCACCAGCATTATCAAAGCCAAACGACATATAACCGTTGCCAACGTTTACACTTCCTACTCGAAGGGCGTTTGCTCTTATTTTTACTGTAGAAACAGAATCGTCAGCAACTTCTAAAGCAGAAGCTGGGCTAGTAGTACCAATACCCACGTTGCCGCTGGAGTCTATACGCATGCGTTCTGCGCCGCCCTGACTAAAAGTTAGCTCTGTGGTTGTGCTTCCAGAAACGTCAATACCTGCTGTTTGATTAGCTTCATTAGCCTCAATTTTCAGCATGGGATTGTTAGTAGCGCCTTCAAGACGGAATCGAGCCATCTCTAGCGCACCAGCAGAAGCGCCTGCTACGTGTAGTAAGTTCTGGGGGCTGCTAGTGCCTATACCTACGTTGCCTGTAAAGTCAGCCAAAAGTACAGACGTACCGTTAACACGTAAATCAACGCCTTCGCCTGTAAGATTTCCTAGACTGTTAATAATTAGATTTTGATTTAGCGCACCTTCAATTGTTCTAGCAGCACCGTCTGAAAACTTTAAGTTGCCGTTTATTTCTAAGGCTTCGGAAGGACTACTCGTCCCAATACCAAGCGACTCAGCACTAGCATCCCAGAAGAACTTAGGGGTTGTGCCAGTGTCTTCGTAGAAGCTAATGTCGCCATCATCTGTTATACGCAATCTTTGTACAGCGTCGGCTGAACTGCTTGAAATTGTTCCTAAGACAAGATCGTACTGGGCGAGTGCCCCCGCTCTTTCAGATTGAATGTAGGCACCTATTTGACCATCAGGAAACCCCGGAGTACCGTATCGATCTCGAAACTGAAGACTTAAAACTGAGTCACTTTGATTATCGCCGGTGCCTATAATTCCAGTAGTAGTTACTCCGTTAAGAACACTTAAAGCATCAGCCGTGACAGTGCCTGTTACGTCAAGAGTGCTAGAGGGCGTAGTAGTACCAATCCCAAGACGCTCAGCACTAGCATCCCAGAAGAACTTAGCGGTTGTGCCTGTGTCTTCGTAGAAGCTGATGTCTCCGTTGTCAGCAATAGCTAGACGGCTGACAGCAAAGTCGTTGGCACCAGTGACAAATCGGAAGTTACCGGAGGCGTCAGTAGCGCGTAGGTAGCTAGTACCTGCTCGGGCAAAATCTATAGTAGATGACAAGGCTGGAACAGACACGTTACCCTGCGCTGTGGCTACAGTAAGGGCGTCCGTAGTAGTTGTACCAGTTACGTCTAGGTTGAGAAGAGAACCGACAGACGTGATGTTAGGCTGGGCGGCAGTTAACACTGTACCCGTTACATCACCTGTAAGGTCAGCGGTGAGAGTACCGTTAACAGTGGCATTAGCGAAAGTAGCTGTTCCAGTAAAAGTGGGAGACGCAGTAGGAGCAGCAAGAGTGAAAGCAGACTTGATTGCAGTAAACTCCTGAGTGAACTCAGAGCCAAATACAATTTTGTCTGGGTCATTAGCAGGTAGTTCATCTTTGGCCCCGAAGTTCGTGGTAATATTGTAGGTAATGCTCATAAGGGTCTCCAGTGATGTCCTTTGTTATAGGCACTCAATAAATACCTAGAAGAAAGGAAAAGCCCCCGAAGGGGCTAAGAGGGTATCAGACGGTGCCGTAGAGGCGAACACCAGCTTCAGGGCGGTAGGTCTTAAAGCCGTACAATGTATCGGCAGTCATCAGGTCAGCAAGCCATTCCTGCTTGTACTGAGTCTGAACACGTACGCCTAGCTGCTCAACGAATACTAGCGCATCCTTGTGCATCAGGATAGAGCCTTTCTCGTCGGTGTTTTCGGTTGGGATGTTGGTAGAGACGTAAATGTCTACACCATACAGCGAACCAATCTTACCGGTTTCGACAGGCTTGCCAGTTACGAAGTCAGTAGAGATGTAGTTGGTAACACCAAGCAACTCTTTCTTCATCGCAGGCGGGATAACCCATACGCGGCTGTCCATAGGTACGTTGTTGTCATCCAACACCTGAATGGCTTCACGGAAGCCTTGGTCGGTGAAGGCTGAGTCAGCGTTACCAGCAGCGGTAGCAGTACCAGCGCCATCAACGAACTGGAGCTGTGCAGTAAAGTTAGCAGCCTCACCAATCAAGTCGGTGTCTACACGGGTAGCCAGAGCGTAGCCAGCATCCTGGGTGTAGAACTGACGGAGAGAAGACAAAGCTTGTACGTCGGTGATGTCTTCAATTAGACGGCTGTACTCGTAGTGCTGGTCAATGCTAATAACCAACTCTTGAGTAGTACCAGCAATCAAAGTGACTTGAGTCTCTGCAGTCTTACCAGAGGCGTCGCCACGGTCAGGCTTGGGGATGTGAATGGTGTCGCCTTTCTTACCAGTCATAGACATGGTGCGAACAAGCGGCTTAACTACAAGTGACTTCTCGTAAGAAGCGATGATTTCGTCCGACCATACCTCTGGAATAAAGGTTTGAGCGGTGCCGTTGGCTTTACCAGAGCCAGTTACGTGGTCTGTTCCTAGTGCCATGGTGTATCTCCTTAGTGGCTAAGTTAACGCACACGGCCTTCTGAGTATGCTTTCATAATCTCAGGTTGTAAGGCTTCGTAGCGTTTAGGGTCTTTGTTCATGAGTTCAATGATGTCACGACGACGATAAATTTTACGAGACGACTGACTGTCAGGATTACTCCTTACTGAGCCAGTGGCTGCTTTCTTCACCTCCTGCTTTTGAGCCACCTTTTCTACCTTTGCGGTCTGCTTAACGACAGCCTGCCGGTCTTTCCACAGGTCGAACAGCTCGCTAGCAGCTTCGTAATTGTAGTTCTTGTCAGCATCTTCAAACAGTTGTTGACGAATCTTGCTTTTACCAACCCACTCTTGGAATTGCTTATTCGTTAGCACTTCTTTCATATCAGGATGAGCAGCCTGCAATGCAGCCAACGCTTCCTGCTTACGCATTTGAAGTGCCACCTCTTGAGCGTTTCTAAGCGTAGGGTGGTTGTTAAGCATCTTCTCGAACGCAGCTTTAGGGTCTGCGTAAAAGTCAACGTCATCGAGTTCTGGTTCGGGCGTAGCGTCTTGCTGCTTAGCCGTCAGAGAGTCTTGAACCATCTTGTCAAACGCTTTACGTAGCTCGCCCACTTCCTGTGATTGCTTGCCCATAAGACGTTCAAGGTTCGAGTGCATCTCCGCTAGTTCAGCAACGGACTTGCCCCTATACTTATCAGGAAGGTCGGATGAGGACTCCTCCGGTGTTGAGACTTCTTCCGGCTCTGTAGACTCTACAAGCTCTTCCGTAGTCTCAGTTACTTCAAAGGTTTCCTTTCGGTTGTCTTCCGTTTCGGGGTCTACTAAACGTGCCATATCATATCACTCCGGTCCACTAGGGGTTATCGGTTAAGGTTTAAAGAAGGCGGCTTTGGCTCAGCCGTTACCCTTCCGCGCTGCTCTCTCATGCTCCCTAGCCCACTTGATGGCAGCTCCGGGGAAATCCCCAGAAGTGCCGTCTAGTTTGCAGCGAACAGGAGAGATGATGCGTTTGGCTACCGCTCCGCAGCTACACCCGACAGGTGCGTCAAGGTAGTCAAACACTTCAAACACTGTGTTGCATGACGTGCAACGTGCATCAAATATCTTACGACTCATCGTCTTGCTCGGCCTCTGCTTCGCTATGGTAGATGAGGTTTTCGTATCCAGCAATCTGGTGTAGGACAGCAAGCTGACCCTTAGCAATCCAGAAAGCCTTCTCATCTTCAAGATTCTCAACGCGAGTGTTCTCGATGTTGCGAGTCACGTCAGCGATAAAATTCTCCCATCCAGCAGAAATAAACATCTCACGAGCATCATTAAAAAACTTCTGTTCTTCAAGCGTCATTTTCTTCCTCCTTCTTCGTGGTTGAGCGGCGTGAGGTTGGCTTAGCTTCAAGCTCCTCAATCCGTTGTTCAAGTTTAGCTATATGCTTATTAAGAAGAGAGAAGACGCTGTTGACTTGCGTTAAGGCTTTGTCAACGTCTTGAACTGTAGCGAACATATTGGTTTTCCTTTCGGGCCAGTGGGGGTACCTAATTTACCATTGTACCATAAAGATGGTAATAAGTCAATCTATTTGGTACTTTTGCTACCTTTACATTTCCAACGCTTTCTGCTAAGACGTAGCGGACTGTTGGGGTCTTTAGCTGCTTTAGGGTGGTCTTTCATCTGACCGGCTGAGCGAGCGCAATAAGCATCACCTTTACTGGTACCGGGGCGTACTCTAGGGCCTCCGTCCTTTGCTTTACCGGCCTGACCATAGCTAACTTTCTTGCCGCTAGCCGTCACCTTCACTTTAGCTTTGCCCTTAGCGGGTTTGCTAGTCTTAGTAGCCACGCTTCATACCGCCGCGCTTAGACTTAGCTTTAGGCTTAGCTTTCTTCATACACTTACCTGCTTTCATGCACTTAGCAGGTGACGGACAAGATGCACATGGTTTCATTACTACCTCCTATAGCAATACGTTACTTGGCGTCTGAATAGACACTGGGTCAATCAATTCAATACCCTGATACTTCAAAGCAACTTCTGACTTGTTCTGTTCAGCCAAGGTGCCGTTGAGCATCCACTGTTCAATCCACGTCACCCACTCGCCACGCTCGACAGTTTCAGTGCCTAGCCAGAAGTTAACATGGTAGCGCGTGTCAAACACAGGCGGCGTTAGTTCGTTACCATCTACGTCGTAGGTACCTTGGACTAGCACGTGAGGGCCAATGCGAGTGATGGTGTTACCACTAGATACCCTGACAATCTCTTGACCATCCTCTGTCGTTTCGCGCACCAACAGGCCAACTTCTTCAGCCACAAAGTCAAAGGTTGCCTTATCAACAGCGCGTGTCATCACGTGAAGCACACCACCGGCTAAACGTGCGTACACGGGTACGTCGTTAACAATAGGCCGTCCGTAGTCGTCTGTGGTCACGATGAAGCCTCCTCGATGCCTGCTGTGCCAATGTCTTCATCCCATAGACGCACCAATTGAACGGTAGATGCTGCTTCTCCTGAGTTAATATGTAAAGCACTGACACTAGCCGCTGTTGGCCCCCATGTTGTAGTCGTATAGGATGTGCCAGAAAACGCTAGTTGTTGCTCATCGGAGCTTGTATTAAAGCGAGCAGCAAAATTGATTGGCGTGTTTAAGCCAGTCCCTCTGTTTGTGCTAGTTGATCTAGCCTCTCCTCCTCCCCAATACACATAAAATCGTCCGCTAACGTTACTAACAAATCTGTTGATACTGCTTGCATACAACCATTCCGCTTCTCCAAAAGTCTCAGGTGATTTAAAGTCAGTAACACACTGCATTTGAACTGAGTTGTTTAGATTGGTTGCCGGATAGTTAGCATTGGCAATTTCTAAAGTCTCAGCCGCCCGAGTAACAGTGGAGCCGCCGGTTGGTATGTAGGAGGATGGGGTTGATGCTCCGTCTTCTGCTTGAGCGCCCCATATGTAAATACCAGAGCTACCGTCTCCTTGATACGTTTCAGCCCCGTAAGCGCCTTGACTAAACGTGCCTTGAGTAGCAGGAGAGATAACAAAAGGATATTGAGCGTATGGCCCTACAATACAAACTCTCCACCAGCCATTTGAATAATTTTCTACAAAGTAAGATCTAGTGACTGAGTTTGGATTATATATTTGAGTTACTTGACCGGAAGTTAAATCGACTGTTATTGCATATTGGTCATTTCCATCTCTAGTGGAAACTGTAGCAAACGACCTTTCTGCCGCTTTTAAGAAAATTGAAGCAGCTCCGGTAAGTCCACCCTCAGCGGTATAAACAATAAAGCTACTGTTTAACGTACTTTCCACTAATTTACTTGCTGTGTTTTGTCCTGATGGAGATGTTGCCTGATTGGTTGTAATTGTAGATGAGCCTCCAAGAGACCAATTTGAGAATGTTTCTGATTGAGTTATTTGATTAACCCTGCTCTCACTCTCAACCAGTATCCCCTCGTTCACCCAAGAGGTGCCGTTGTATACGTGGTGGCCTCGGCGAGCTAGGTAGGCAGCGGAGCCTGTGGTTGGGACGTAAGAGTCGCCACGGTCTGGGTTATCAACCATGCCTCCAAGGTCTGAGCGGTAAATATGAACACCGCCAATCGTTACAGCCGCGCCTTGTGAGGTTGTTAGTGTAATACCTAAAAGAATCTCTCCATTTATGTCTGCACCGGTTGTAAAGGTTATAGACGCATACCCCGTTACAGGGTCGGCTTGATCTGTATTTATAAATGTTGTTCCCGTAACATCACTAAATCCGCTAAGTCGAAAAATATTTAAGTTTAAATTAGATGCAGAGTTATCTACCCAAAATCCAACGGTGTAAGTAGTATGAGGTTTTAGCCATGTCACATCGTTGTAACGAATACGCGCTAAACCAGTTGTATCTGTAACCTCAAACGCAACGCCACCAAGACCATTAGGTAGAGTAGTAGCTGTGATTGTGCCGCCGGTCGTGTTGTTAAGAGACCAATTGCCAGCAAACGGATCAGTGCCACCATCAAATTCAGACTCATCAATAAAGTTATGCGGTGCCCACTTAATCAACCCATCAGAGTCAACCATCGTGGCATTACCTGACCGGCTAAACGTCAAAGCTGAGTCAAAGGTTGATTCGTTAGACGCTACACGGTAGTAATCGTTAGCGAAGTCAGCGACGAACTCTGGGCTAATGCTGTTGGCCGCGTAAATATCAGCTACACCACCAGAGTTGTAAACTTCAGTCGCGCCGAGGTAAGCCTTGGTAACCTCAGTTACCCCTAAGTACAGCTTACTTACGCTAGAACTGCCTAAGCTAATAGCCATAAATTAACCCGTGATAATGTAGAAGGTTGATGCGTCTGGGGTGATAGCGTCGTACTCTGCTTGGGTTAAGGACATAATGTTTGTTACTGCGTCAGCCCCTGTAACCCCTGTGGTATCACTCTCAACCATATTGGCTATGTCAGCCGGTTGGGTTGCTGTGTCGGCTAGGGCTAGCGATGTGGTAACCGCTGTTGCCAAGCTAACCGTGCTGCCCGATACGTCAATCTCGTTAGTCGTGCCGGTGATGCTTTGCAGTGCGCTATCAGCCAAAGCGAGCGAGCTGGTAACGGCAGGCGCTAAACTAATCGTGTCTCCACCAGTAACGACAATCTCGTCTGTTGTGCCTGAGACGCTTTGTAAGGCGCTGTCGGCTAATGCCAGAGAACTCGTTACTGTCGCACTAAGTGATATGGTTGAGCCGCTGACCTCAATTTCATTGACGGTGCCAGTAATTGATTGCAAGGCACTATCGGCCAAAGCAAGCGAGTCGGTAACAGATTGGGCAAGCGATATCGTGGTTCCGCTGACCTCAATTTCGTTGACGGTACCGCTGATTGACTGAACCGCTGAGTCAGCAAGTGCAAGAGAACTAGTAACCGCTGCGGCTAGTGAGATGGTGTCGCCGCCGGTAACGACAATTTCGTCTGTTGTTCCCGATACGCTTTGCAGCGCGGTGTTAGCGGCTGTAATACCGGCATCAATTTCAGCGCCGGTAAAGTTAGAGTTATACACGGACATTAAGGAACCCTCGAATAAAGAATGTTGCCGTTAGCTGTAACAAGGTCTGCAGCGTCTAAAGGCTTAAACTTCTGATAAGTTGCGTTAATAAAAGCAGCAGGTACTGCTTTCCATAAATTAGTAGAAGCATCAAATTGCAGTATGTCACCGTTGTTTGGATTTAAGGCACTTTCGTCTAAGTTTAAGCCTACACCACCGCCAGTGGTTTTTGGTCCTTGCCCTACAATAAACGTATTGCCGTCAAGGCCCCCAGAAAGCCCGTAGGGCAATTCTATGACGTACTCAGTACCATCGGTTAGGGTGAAGACTAAATCGCCGTCAGCGGCCTGTGAGACGCTCTCAACGCCTACACCGTCAATGCCGTCCTTTCCATCAAAGCCATCTGCGCCTGCTGGCCCTTGCGGTCCTTGCTCTCCTTTAGGCCCTTGCGGTCCTTCACGTCCGTCTTTTCCGTTAGGACCTTGAGGACCAACAGCTCCAGTAGGACCGGCAGGGCCAGCAGGTCCAGCAGGGCCAACAGCTCCAGCAGGACCGGCAGGGCCTGTAATCCCTTCTATTTTTTTAACTAAAGCTAATAAGGCTAAATCAGAAGCCATAACTTATTGCCCTTGTTGGGTCGCTTGCTGTTGCTGTTGTTCTGGGCTTGCAGTTAACTGCCGGATTAACTCTGCCTCTGCTTCAGATGTTTTAGCCTGCTGTCCTTTCATCTTTAGCTCTTGCTCTTTCATCATCAGCTCAGCTAGCTTAACACGCTTTTCAAAGTCTTTGTCTGCTGTGCCGTCTTTATCTGTATCGCTGTACTTAAGCGCCAGCTCTTGTGGAGATAGCTGTGCTTCGACGGCGTACTTCTGACCACGTGCCTGTGACTCAGCGGCTTGAGCTTGTAGCAGAGCAATCTGACCCTGAAGCACACCCATCTGCATTTGCTGCTGTTGCATTTGCATCTGCTGAGCCTGGGGGTTAGGCTGGTTGCCTTTCTCGATAGCGGCAATAAGCTGCTCACGGTTAGACACGTTAAGGTGGTCAAGAATGCCTTTGATAATTTCAGCGTGGGCTGGGCTGTCAGGTGGTACAACCTGTAAGATTTGTGAAAGCTGAGCCACTTCGTACTCACGGGCCATAGCGCCTAAAGAGCTGAACGGGATGAAGTGATAGTCTTTGCTTGGGTACTCTTCGGGGTTATACTGCATATACCGAAGGGCAGCCTTCTTCACAAACGGAATCAGGAAGTTCTCTTGGAAGTTGAGCAGGGTGCGCTTTTGGCGCTTGACAATGCCGCCTTGGCTCATGGACATGCCAGCAGCCGTAACATCGTTCTGTACTTGCGGCATTGAGCCGTCAGCAGCACCTGTAGCCTGACTGACCATCTGCTGAAGCTGTGCGCCTTGGGCGAACGTAACTTGGTCTAGCTGTCCAAACTTGAACGGCATGATGGTTTCAGCAGGAGCGCCGTTAGTCAAAATCATCCTACCGGGACGAATCTCTAGCTTCTTGTCGCGAGGTAGACGTGTAGCGTCGGCGGCTAGCATTGGGTGGGTGGTAAGGGCGAGGGCGTCGATACGTGCGCGCAGTTCTGCGTCCAACGCTTTTTGGCTCATGTAGCCCTTCTCGCATACCCCTCTACCCCAGAATCGTGAAGGTACAATGTCCCACTGGAACGCTACTACAGGGCGGTCTTGGCACATATAAGGAGACGGGATAGCCTTGAGGACGATTCCCTCGTTAGCCAGTACGACAATAGCTTCTACGTAGTGACCAGTCTCTTCAATCTCGTCTTCTTCTACGCCCTCAGCTAGCAGCATATCCCTAGGCACCTTACCGTACCACTTGGTTAGGCGAATCTTGTCAGACGGCAAGTTGGCTAGCTCTGGGTCTGGCTCAATCTCTTCGTCGCTAGCAGCATCGCCAATGTATTCATCGTTACGATAGACGCCTTGCTCCTGTAGCTCCTCAACAATGTGACGGCTTACAAACTCATCAATGGCTACACCCAGCGCATCGTCCACACACGTGGCTACAGGGTCAATGAGGAAGTTCTTGGGCATTACAGGGTTGAGCTTGACGATGGGGCGGTAAGAGGTTTCTACGCCATACTCCTGCATAGCCCCGTCCATAGTGGGACGAGTGCTAGGCTTACGTACTTTCATTTCCTCAATCGTAATTTCAGCACAGCCTGTACCGAATACGGCAGCATTGATGAGAACTTCTGCTACAGAGGAGCGGATGCGGGCAAGAGCAAAGTCATCATGCAGCTTATTCCGCAGCATAACCATGTCAGCTTTCTCTTGGTCGCCAAAGTCGTCACGTAAGTCAAAGATTTTACCGCGACCAAACGTAGCTTCTTCTACTTCCGCTACATTAGACTCAACAGCTTGGGATAAAGCAGGGGCAATTAGCTTAGAACGCTCTGACATACGCTCACGGTCTTCCGTAGTCCACTGACTGCGGTAGAGGCGCATGTATTCGTCGTGCTGGTGGGCGTAGTTAGAGTCGTAGTGCTCACGATAGCTCTCAACTTTGCCCATAACCCAGTTGGCTAACTCACCTTCGTAGCCATATTCTTCCTGGTCTTTAAAAATATCTTCCACTTCAGTACCCCGCAATAGCGTCTAAGGCTTCCCAGTCTTCTTCTACGTCCATACCACTGTCGTAAGGCACAATAGCTAACTGGTCAACGTAAGACAAGGCATCTAGTAAGTCGTCATGTACAAGCTGTGAGGGGAACGCAGCGGCTTCGTCCGCAAAAGTAGCGTTCCATTCTTTATCTCGCTTAATCTTAACCTTCTTGTGCTCAAATCGGCCCTGAAGCGCCCACAAAATACGGTCTTGCTTCTTCTGATTGCCGTGGCTGAGCTGCTCAATACGAAAGGAGCGGTGGGTTCGGCGCATAATATCCGTCAAAGGACCCATCACAGCTTGTTGGGCTATCCCTTTTTCTATCCCAACACTGATTGGCTTGTAGTCCCGTACAGCATCGAAGATGTGCTGGGCTGTTTCGTCCAATGTCCAGCGCCCAAACCTAATCTTTTCAACCCACCAGTTGCCGTTATGGTCCACGAACACAACAGCAATAGCTGAATTGTCCCTTCTCTTCGTCTTATTACCCCTGTCTGACTCAAAGCCAGCTAAGTCACAGGCTACGTAGTAGTCGCCTAGGGCCGTACTGTCCTTCTCTTCGTAGTATTCAAACGTTTCAACGTCAAAGTATTCGCTACCTTGAGCGTCGAAGGAGGCCATATACTCCTGCTGGAAGGCCCATCGGGGCAATGTGTTCTTGGCGTGGTCGATTTCTTCAGGGTCTACGAACGGATTGTCGTAGGAAGTGTACGTCCAAGACTTCCAGTTGTCCCAAGCTGTACCACCTATGTACAAATCATAGAAGTGGTTGCGCCCTTCGGGGGTGCCGATGAAGAGGGCATGGCCTTTTTTGTCCGACAAAGCGGGACGTAGGATGGCTTCCCATACGTCCTTCTTCATGAACGCAAACTCATCCAAGACCAAATACTTCAAAGACACACCCCGTAGGGTGTCCGGTCGGTCAGCACCTTTCAAGTAGATGGTGTTGCCGCCTGCTAACTCAATAGTTAAGTTGTTGATGTTGCTGTTAACAATAATGTCCCCTGCAAGCTCAAACAGCTTCTCCCAGAGGATGTCACGTGCCATGCCTTGCGTAGGCGCTACGTAAAATACTTTGCCGTCTTGGCCGTTCAGGGCGTTCACAATAAGGGCTACGGCAGCCAAGTGGCTCTTACCTGTACGTCTTCCTGCTGCAACCACCTTGAAGCGAGAAGTGTCAGTGAAGACAGCCTCTTGCCAAGAGGTTAAGGAGAGGTTGACGTTAGCCATCCGTTTCTTTTTCCTCCACTCCTACAACCTTAAGGCCGTACACGTCGGCAGCTATCTCAAGACAGACAGGGTTAGCACGACACATAATCACGACAGTTTTGTAGTCAGCCCCTAGTCTTTTAGCACGACCAATCAGCTCACTCATCCTCGACGCTCTCCCACTCTGCGTCTTCAATTGTCTCTGAATCTCTTCCCTCGTCTCCAGATGTCCCGTTGACGGTGACACCGCTAGCGCCAATACCAGTAATATTGACTTGAACAGTTGCTTGCTGCTTCCCATCATGAGTAAAACCTGCCACAGGAAGTAAGCGGTCTGCAAGAAGTTTCATCGCGACTGCTTGCTGCTTATGTTCATCATCAAACGCTGTCTCGAACAGCTTCTCTATTAACTTAGGAGACTTAGGGTTGAGCAAGAGTCGTGAACGAAATTCCTTTAAAGCGGCAGACTGCTCACGACGACTAAGTTCTTTAGTAGAAGCTAAGTCTTGTTTTGAAGGCCTGCCTCTTTTTGTCATGAAAACATCCTTTTCTTTACCTTAAAGACCCTTAAGGTACTTTAGGGCATTTAAACGTAGAAGAGTAAGCTGATGAAGTTGCTGTTGAAGAGGTACTTCTCGGTTGCATTTAATTAAGCAGATGAAGTTGCTGTAGCTGAAGCAGGAAATCGACTGAGAGTACCTTAAAGTGCATACTATAGGTATAATTGTACCATACTTTTAAGCTGCTGTCAATACGTTTAGTCCTTTAAGTGGTAGTAGTACCCTTAAGGGCGGACAGTCGGCTAGGTCCTTTTTGGTAAGCAGCAGGTACTGTACGGATATACAGTGTTTATGCAGGATTGAGAGGTACTTAGGGGTGGTAGATAATGGTCCATTAAGTGTCCATTAAATACCTTTATGGACCTTATAGTGTCCATTAAGTACCTTTTTGGACTATTAGGTGTCCAAAATCTCCTCTTTGCAAGTGGAGGCTCCACCCCGCGCGCACGTGCATGCCGCCAGGCCCCCCGGGGGATAAGCTGTGGATAACTTCAAGATACCCACAGGATACCCACAGGATACCCACAGCCCTGTCCACAGGATGCCCACAGGGTTACCCACAGGCCGTACAGTACCCGTTGGGGTCCGTTCGGTACCCGTTGGGGTCCGCTAGTGTTTCGATATCCGAAAGGGTTAGGGGAAGGGAAGGGGCGGCAACCGCTAGGACCGTTAGGCCGAACCCGCTAGGTACTGTCCGGTGCTGTCCAATGTTATATGCTGTCCGTCCATTCGGTACTATAAAGCCGTCTAATCGCTAGCCAGACTGCACGGCCATACGGTGCCGCGAAAAAAAATTCAGAAAAGTGTTGCGCTCCGGTTTCGAAGTGTGATTATAATACGCCATCGGCACCGCTGGGGTGCCACTAACTAGACCGAGGATACATATCATGAACAACTCAACCGCCATCATCGCCGACATCCGCGCCAACCTAACCACCTACTCCGACGCTGACTTCAAAGTGTTACAGGGCCGTCTTACTCTCAATGCCTATGGTGCTGACGTTTCCGATGCGCTGGCCGAAGAGGTCATCGCTGAGCGCAAGCGCCGCGCATTCGAGGCAGATAAAGCCGCTCAAGAAGCCGAAGCCTTACTTGAAGAACACGCCGCTGAACAAATGATAGTATTCGCGGGAGATTGGGTTAAAGTTTCGGGAATGTGGCGTCAGGTGGTAGACATAGACGCTGTGAACGATGCATTCGCGCTACTCGATGCAGACGGTGAGAAGCAATGGTGGGGCACTGACGCCCCTGCAGTATTCTCGGGACATTCGAGCAATGCTGAAATGCAAGCTAAACTTGCAGAATTTGGACTATAAAGGAGAGCGGTCATGTATTACGATTCAGCGGAAGACATCAAAATAAGCAAGGCACGAGCTATTGCGGAATTACGGAAGCACGGGGTCTGTGGGGACGTAGAAATCCAAGAGTTTATTGCAGACGTTGAAGCAGACGCAAACGGCATGTATGATGCCCAAGCTGTGCTGGCATGGTTAGGATATTAAGGAGGGAATGACAATGAGCAAAGAAACAGGTTTTGTACTATATCGCGGACCGTCGCGCCTAGATGGCGCTCCCATCGTCGTTATTGCGACAATGTCCACCAGTAACGCCAAAACAGGGAACATGGTGCAGACTTGGGTCTTGCGCGAAGACATCGCACCACATCACGCGCTAAAGTCAGGCGATGACGCTAGCGTGTGTGGCGATTGCGTGCACCGTCCGGCCAATCAGGGCTCGTGCTACGTTACCGTATTTCAGGCCCCGCTAGCAGTGTGGAAAGCATACCAGCGCGGAGCGTACAGCACCGACATGGCGCTATTCCATCGCCGTATCCGAAACCGCAAAGTCAGGATGGGTGCCTATGGCGACCCTGCTGCCGCACCAACGGCCCTGTGGGCGACGATAGCGCGCAAGGCGGCTGGACATACTGGCTACACTCACCAAATGGCTCACAGCGGCTTTGACGCGGCCCTGCTGGACGTATGCATGGCGTCCGCTGACACCCAAGAGCAAGCGGAGCGGTACCAAGCCGCCGGTGTCCGGTACTTTCGTGTGGTGCGCGACAAGTCCGAGTCTATTCGCGGCGAAGTGGAATGCCTATCCGATAGCGCCGACTTATCGTGCGAAGAGTGCGGAGTATGCGACGGCAGCGGGCGCGGCAAGGGCAAGAGCATATTCATTCAGGTACATGGCGCGAAGGCGTCCAGCTTCAACCCTGCCGACCTAATCGCGGTGGGCTAAACAAGGAGACTATCATGCAATCAACAATCGTATACAGACCCGACTTCACCGTGGGCGGATTCATTCAAAAAATTGGCGGTCTGTACCTGTTCAGGTTTGACGACGTGCACGGTTCGGAGTTCTTCCACGTGCACCCCGATGAATACTGGTGGTTAGACCGTGAGTGGCAGGACTTCGACGATGAGTTCCTGTATGTCGATGAGGTGGTTTTGTGCAACCTAAAGCTAGTTCGCGACGATGGCCGCTACTTCATAGATGACACCGAAGTGACCGGCAATGTATATTTGACAGACCACATTGACGATTTGCTGTGCCGTCGTGGGTACGTTTCGGACGCTGCAGCGCAAAGCCTGCGGCAGTATCAAAACATGGTGACAATGGAGGAAGAATTTCGTGACCGATAAAGTAGAATTGTGGCAAGAATACAATCGCCTGACGCGTTTACGCCGTAGGCGCTCAGCCGCGCAGGAATTGCTACACGCTCGCCGGTATCGCAAGGCCGCGCGGGAAACTGACAGCCAATTTCTCAAGGCTACGTACCTCGAATTAGCTTATAATTGCCTGCGCCAGTCTGAAAAATGGCGGCGTATGGCTGAACAAGTGATATTTTAGGAGGTGTGTAATGCTTTGTGACTTTGTTCTGGTGGTCGCGTTAGCGGCTGCCCTTTTCATTATACTTTCAGAAATCAA